ATGTCTGACCTGGCTCTCTACCTTGACTGAGAGATGCAGTACCAATACCTGTAATGTGTGGAGCGAAGTTGACACTTGCCTCTCCAGAGATAAACTGGTAATCTCCAACCAAGTATGCCTTGGTGCTGGATTCTGCAGCACCACCAATAGTGAAGAGTGAACCAGATCCTTCTGGTATGAATGGTGTAATAGACTCGTTACCAGTACCAAGGATACTGAATTGACCTTCTTCACCGAATACTGTGTGTTGTGGAGCCTGACTGAACCAGTTTGCACCGAAGATGTTGATACCAGCCTTGTATGTGGCAATACCAGTAATACCAGAGGACTCGTATTGAATCGCAGCTGCGATATCGAGATCCTCTGAGAGTAGGAATGTTGCAATACCTGTGATATCGCCAGTGTCTTTGGTAAGACTTGATTCTCCAACAGAGTATGTAACTTCTCTGTTTGGATAATGTTGTCCACCAATCTGAATAAAGTTGAACGCTGGAAGTAAGAATCCCCAATTCTCTGCTGACTTGGGTATAGTCTCGTCGGTTGTATTGATGACACCCCAATCTTCGTAAGACTGAGTTGGTGTCTCTGTAATCTTGCCCCAATCAACTTCGTCTGTCTTCTGATCTCCAAGAGGAGAGAACCACGATGGAGTGTAAACAGGAACTCCCTGTGACATTCCACCAGAAATATCAAAGAGATTAACATTTCCGTCAGCTCTTGCAACTTGAACATCAGTGACTCCGCCACCAATATCAAATAGTATAGTTCTTGCACCAACACCAAGAGTAAGTTTGATACCAGATACAGAACCAGATGGTCTGATAAGTGCAGTTGAAGCTGCAACTTCAACAGATCTGACTTGACCAGCAGTTCCAGAGACATCAAAGAGAACTGCATTATCAACAGTTGCAGGGACAAATGCCTCGTTTGCACTACCAGATAGAGCAACTTCACCTTCAAGACCGAAGAATGTGCTTTGTGGTGCCTGACTGAAGAAGTTCTCTCCAGAGAATGTTGCTGTACCAGATCCAATGAATACATATGTATTTTTGAGATCGAGACTTCCCTCTTTCTGGAACGTACCAGAACCTTCGTATTCTCTACTAATAGAGTCGTTGCCTTTGACAAAGGTTGCCTGATATTCGTCGAGGAATATTCCGCCTTGTAATTGTTGTGGTATTATACCGTAATCTTCAGCAGATGTAGGTGTAGAAAGTATACTTCCATAACTTTCAAATTCTACCTGATCCTCATCAGAGAAGGATCTTTCCTTCGCAAGAGGATTTATGATTACTTCATCAAAGTAAACATCTGTATTATCGAAGGATGCTCCTTCTCTAACTGTAATTGTACCGTTATCTTCTTTCTCGAATACGTCAGAAACACTTCTGGCGTAGTTGTATATAACTTTCTCGACATCAAATAGTCTTGTATCACCACCTTTGACTCTAAAGGCGTTTTTAATAACTGGTAAGTAGGCTTCGTTGTATGGAGTTTGCTGTGTTCCAGTTAAGGATACAGTGCCTTCACCAGTGTAAGGATAAACTTGGTCTAGATCGGTTACTGATAGGCCAGACTTGGCAATAACACCAGAACCATCGTAGTTTGCTTTTGATATAGATTCGTTTGCAGTCCCAGATGGGATGAAGATAACAGGCCCTGCCGCTCCGAGATCTGGTATGACGACTCTTTCAAGACCGTTACCAAATTCATGAAGTGTACCAGAACCAACCCAAGGTCTAACAGGGTTAGTTAGTGCTGCATCATTTATATCAAACAGTACAGTATTTGCGTTCTCTGGAATCCATTGAGATCTAGATCTACCGAACTCATCTCTTCCATCTACTACTTCTATTGGGCCAAATGGGAGTACATCAGCAAGTGCTGTTACCAATCCCCAATCATTTACAAAGAAAAAATTCTCATCTCTTTCGGGTTCTACATTGTCCACTATATCGCCATAGTCAATGTTCTCACTAGATCCCACGGTGATATCTCCACCGTCAAATGTAGTGAATAGATCTATCTTCGTGTTGTCGTAGGTATATACGGTCAAAGAGATCCCCGAATAAAAAAGGTTTGCCTTAAATTATAAAGCAAACCCCACATATTGATATTTAGTGTTTCTATTAGTCGAGTGCGACGTTTAGAGTAATCTTGATTTGGTCTCCGTTGTTCTGAATGTTGTATGGGCCGTTTGTGAATCTCTCAGCGTACATAATTGAACTGTAGAGAGTCGCAGTGTTTAGTCCCAAGTTACCATTTGATGTAGCAGTCAGAGATGGAGTTGTTACAAACTCATCTGCGTTTGGTACGTCAAATACAGTGTAAACATTAGATTCAAGAGTTGTATTACCAGTACCAGCGTTAACGTAGAGAATGTCTCCAGCCTTAAGTCCGTGGTTAGTAATAGCAATTTTACCGAAACTGAATGTAACTGATGGGTCAGTAGCGACCTGTATGTTATCAATCAGAGGTTTGTCTATGTAGACCGTGTAGTACGCTCGGTCAATACCAATAATTCGTGTTCCTGTCTGAACACCAGCATTACCAGCGACGAATTGCCCAAGAGTTAGATCGTTCATGCTAACTTGTGGGTCAATCTGGATGTAAGAGTTACCAACAATACCGATACATGGGTCGGTGTTATTACCTTTAGTAACTGTTGTTCCAATACCAACACTTGCACCGTGTACAACACCCTGTACTGATACAGGCATGTTATTTGCACGAGTTACATAGTAACCGTAAATGTTACCAGCGGGGCCAGTGAAAGTAAAAGTCTGTTCTGGGTATGTGGCTGTTGTACCACTACCAACGTTCTTAATAACCCATCTTGATCCGTTTAACAAGATACCATACTGTTGGTTGTAATCCTGATCTGATCTGTTGTTTACACAAACAGGATAACCAGTATTTGCAGTTGTACCGTAACCATTAACGTTTCCATCAATGTATGGTTCAAAGTATGCTGTTGCAGACGGAACATCTCCCTCGGCAGGGGTTGTGTTACTTGTGAAAAGTTTTAACACAAGATTTCGCGGTGATGTATCTTCTAAATCTGCGACAAAGTTATTCTGAGCGATCAGATAACGTAGCGACTCAATTTCACCAATATTAGGAACGAGTAATGCCATTGAAAAACTACCTCTAGGGGTCTAGTTGAACTAAGAACTAAATGTATTTATAATTTTAATTTTAGAGAGATTAATATCCTTCTAATATTATTCACACTAATCACGTTGAAACGGAGAATATCTCCAGCTACAATCGTGGTCGTCCAATTATTTAGGACATCATCAAAGTATTTATCAGAATTAGTTAATTGAACTCTATTGCCGCCAGTCATACTAGTAAAATTAGGATAATTGGCAAAAGTTGTCTTCTCTATTTCAAATACTATATCACCTGTTTGATCGGATAAAACTCTAATATTTTCAATAACTCCAGTAACATCTATTGTTAGTTTACCTTTATCACCAACTTGCATTGGTAAACTACCACTGTCAATAACATAGTTTACAGTTCTTGTTAGATCTGCAGCTGCAGCAAGAGCAATAATTACTACATCATCACTATTAGTTGGAGCAGTGGTAAATACAATCTTATCACCAGAGATGTTATAATCATTTGCTGGGTCTAAGAAAAGGCCATTTTTAGTAACAATAAGTTGTTGATTATTGTTAGCATCATATGGAGCTCCTTGATCATTCAAGGAGAATGTCGTTTCAGATCCATCTTGAGCTGGAGTTTTCCCAAGAATGAGATTACCATACTGTATAGACTTTGAGGGAATCTCATAGTCTACACCGACATTGTATTTGCCAGGTTCGTTAAGAGTGACTAAGTAATCTGCCATTATCTCGTTACGCCTGGAATTACAAGAAGATTTCCTTGTATGGGTCTAGTCTTATATGCATTAGGTGATGTAAGAACTATATCATACACATATCTTCCACCTTCTATTGATGATGTGACTGTGGATGCCATTGCAACTTTGATCTGTCCATTTATTCTATTAGGAAATGATACTGCAAATGCAGTAGATTTTGTTGCTTCGGGATGTTTTCTCAACTGAGCATCACCAGAGTATCCAGTTAGATTTAAAGAACTTGCATCTTCATTTCTGATAGTGAAAGTTGCTTCAAAATCTACACCCTGATCTAAAACTAAGTTGATATTCCTTGCAGTCATCTGTCAAAAAGAAGGGTTTTAGTTATTTATCTAATTTACTCAAGATGAGTTTCATCATATCCTTGAGTTCATCAACATCATCCTTTAATTTATCCATTTCACTCACTTCTTTCATCTTCTTTTCTTTCAACTTAAGATAACTATTATATTCAGAATCAGAACAATTTAGTATTGCACCTGATTCCTCATCTCTATAAAGAGATCCACTATCCTTTACTTTAATTTTATTCATTAGATGGATGCTATTGCTCTTAGGTCACGAATCTTAGGAACGTAAGCGAAGTTAGTTCCAGACATAATAATCTTTATTTGGAATCCGTTGAACTGAGGAAGATTGGTAGCATTGAATTCATATTCCTTGTAATCTGATTCTGTAGAAGATGAAAGAATTCTTCTATCAGGTCTACCATTATTCTTGGAAGGATCTATGACTCTACCATCAACGTCTAAGTTATCAAAGCCAGGGAATAGTTCAAATAATTGATATTGTGGTGGAGCATCTATTCTGAATATTCGATATAGAACTCTAATATCGTTAGTTGAGTGTCTGTAAGCATCAAACATAACTTTCAATCCATCAGCTGCCTTTTCAAGATTTACAATTTTTGATAAGTAAATTGCAGCACTAGGATCTTGATCAATAGAATTAACTCTACGATCTGAAGCATAATCATCAATCTTAGAATTGATTCTATCCATGACAGTAATCATATTAACTCTATCTAAGTCAATCATGGGACTGACTTTAGGATCTTCTGTGCTTAAGAAAGTCTGTAAAGTAAATGATTTTCTACCTTCAAAATCTACTAATTTGTCTAACTCATTTTGTTTAGAAGCAATAATTCTAGGAGTGCTGAGATAATTATTACTCTGTAATGATACAGGTTCATATCCCTGATCGACAAATGCCTGTAAGTTTCCATCAGGGCTGTTTCCACTGAAAGTTCTAACTCTTGCGTTTATATCAGTTCCTTCTGGAAGTAATGTTGCAACATTAGGTCTAACAATATTGAATGGAATATTCTGTGTTGCCATTGGGCCATATGGTACGCCAACTTGAACAAATTGTTGATCGTAACTACCACCCGATTTATTTTCACTAAAGAACAGTTCTGGGAATCCACTAGAGTTTCCAGTTGATCTATCTACACCTCTACTAGAAACACCAACTTTAATCCAATAAGAGTCAACGTCAATAGGATATAATGAATTGTTAGTATCCGAGAATTTATGAGATGTATTGATTCTTCTGAGAGATAATCCATTCAATTCATATTTGAATACTTTATCATTGATGCTGTAATCACCAGCTTTTGTTTGGTCAACAGATCTAGTGATATTGTTTAGTGTTGAAGTTGTAGTGGTAACACCAGTGTATTTGATAATCTCATTTCCAATCTTGACATAGCCTGGATTTGAGTTATTAACTTCTAAGTTTTCAAATGAGGTAAAGATTCCAATCGAAGACACTGTGATGTCTTCTGTGCTTGATGAATTTATAGTAGATGTAATTTTTTCTGGTTTAACATCAGACTCAACTCCAGAAAGAGTAACTAGATCTAATGGAGAGTACATTCCATGATTAGAATGCCTTACACGGAAATGTAAACCATCAGTTACGTTGTTAAGGAAGTTAATTGCACCACCATTAACAACACTTGTTCCGCCTCCACCAACGTACACTATGGAAGATGAGGAATCTACTTTAGGCACACCTTGAATATTATCAATGATCAATGTATTGAAAGCACTAATAACACCAACATTATTTGGAATTGATAATAGTAAATCTTTACCAAATCCACCTGTATTGGATGCATCAACTGTCAATAAATCACCAGTTGAATAACCTGTTCCACCTATCGCAACAGTAGCAGCAATAGCAACTCTGTTTGATACAGTTAGATTTACAGTTGCACCTGATCCCTTACCAAACTTTGAAATAAGAGGCACACCAGAATAAACAACAGATGTTGCAGCAAAACCACTACCGCCACTAGTAATTGTAAGATCACTACCAACACCAATAGCACCTAAAACTTTAGTTAGATTTGCACTAAAGTTTGGATTTGCTTGTTGGAATATAGTTGTTCCTTCTGTTAATCCAGCTTGTTCTGCCGTTGTTAAACTCTTTCCTAATCCAATAACTGCACTCTTAGCGAGCATATCTATTGGATTTGGTGCAAGAGAAACAATCTGTCTGTTTCCAATATCAAGATCTGGGTTATAGAAATTGACTCTACCTTCCGATTGAGTAAAGTTTGCTCTGTATAACTCAAATTTCAAATCCTCTAACTGACTAGGATCCCATGTAGCACCGTTCTGTGATTTGAACAATGAACCAAGTAAAGGTTGTTGGGATACGATAATCTTCTCAGAATCTGCTGAGTTAACAGTGGTTATATCTTCCTCTCCCATCCTAGAGATGTGAACGAAATATTCGTTAGATGCAGAAAGAAGAACTAGAGCAAACTCTCCTCCACCTTCACAGTAAACAGGTGAGGGGAATGTGAATGTTGTTGCAGCAGAACCATCATCAGATACAACTACTTCATCTGGATCTAGAATACATTCACCAAATGGTAAGATTTCCTGTGTAGGTAAACCTATCTTTAAAGTTCTTACCTGTAAAGTAACTGGTAGTTGATTTGTGTCTTTTGCTTGGAAGTAAACATCACACTTTGTAAGGAATACTCCATTGATATCAGGCACCTCAAATGACTGAGCAAGAGGGTCAACCCATCTAGTCTGAGTTGTAGATCTATTTGTAAATGTTGTACCCACAGTCAATCTCTTACTTGTATCTGTAAGAGTTCTATCTTCGGACTGAGGTATCCTCTGAACATCTGCATTTCTCATTCTCAAAGTAGAAGCTTCTACGGTTTGTAATGTACCAGATGCAGTGAAGGTTGCCTCTCCTGAACTATCTGTGAATCCTGAAATAGTTGAGTTAGTGGAACTTGTTGATAATGTAAATGTCTTAGTACCTGTGCTGAATGTAGGTGCAGAGGGAACTGTAGGATCGGGTAAGAATAGTGATCCAATAAGTGTTCCCGACTTATCAGTAATCAATCTAATTCCAGACACTATTGCAATAGCACCACTAGATTGACCAATTAATTTCATACCAGTGGCAATATATCCATAAAAACCAGATGCAGCTTGCAACTCTAATGATGCAGTATCTACGTTTAATATTGTGGTTGTGGATGAATATGTGGATGAAATACTAGAGTTAGGATCATATGGATTTTGTTTATATACCTGAGAAGGACTATTATATGGCCCATATTTGTGATTCTGATTTGCAAGTCTAAATCTAATTGCATCAGTATTACTGTTAGGGCGACTACCTTCTACAATTTCACCAGCACCAAATGTACCACTGACCATTGTTATTTCTACAAGTTTGGGTATGACATACTTTTGCATGTCAATATTATCAAAGAATGGATATAGTCTTGTATTAGGCTTAAGTCTCCTAGTAACAAATTCAATGTTTCTAGATCGCATAGTAGCGATAACTTCTGTGTTTACAACCTTATCGCCGAGACTTGTGGTATCGAATCTTTCACCAACACGGAATTGAATACCCTGTCTTGTTTGGTTAGTTGTGGTTGTAGTTGTTTCTTCTTTAAATTCAGTCTTAGCGTCCTGATAATTTTTAGTTGTAGTAATAGGAATACCTCTACCACAAACAAACTTACCTCTTACTGTTGAAGTGCTAGTAAGTTTAGTTTTAGTATCACTGTAAAGTGTTGGCCCTAAAGTTGAACTAGATCCTGTCCAAGTTGTTTCCCATGAACCCCAATCAACAGGCGATAGTCCAGTGTTACTGTCTGCACCAGTGATTCCCATTGTAGAATTGAAACTACCTTCAATATCGTAAGTAGCAGCAGTTCTTCTAGTTTCTATCCATGTGTCTGTGGCAGGATTTAATTCTACCTGTCCAATCCAGTTAACAACAGCAAATGGGTTTACGTTTACAATACGAGTTGCAAATTTGTTCTCTAAGAAAACAGTGTCATCATAATTCAAACATACAACGTCACCAACTCTCTTGACATTGATATCACCTAGATCTTCTGCAAATCTAAAGTCAGCAGATGGATTTGATGATGTTGCAGCACCAACAATAGCTTCTGACCCAAGTAATAAGTCAATAGATGTTGTATAATGTTGAGGTCTTAGTCTACCCTCCACTGCATCTATAGATGCCTTGTAATTTCTACTGGTTACATCACCACTAGCAACTGATTTGAAGTTATCTACAAAGAATCCAGACTTAAATCTATCAAGATTAGTCTGAGGATCTTTGAGAGCCATTGAACCTGTTTCTACTTCAAGTAAAGATAACGAAGTATAATACTCAACGTTCTTTAATCTATTTTCAAGTTGATTGATATCCTTCATTCGATATCTCTTATACTTCGCTAGAGTTAAATTAATATCTCTTGTATCATAAACATATGGAGGAAGTTGGATCGTAGCAACTTCTAATGCATTGTCTATTGTGTTTGGAAGTTTTGGTAGATCTGATGGTACACCTTGAGATAAAGTAAAGATACCTTCTTTACTCAAGAATAACTTATCAATTCTTCCAAGGTAGTATTCATAGGTAAGATTGAAAGATTTATCTTTTGCAACAATATGAGATGAAGATGATGAACCCGCCTCAAATTGCCTTGCACTGAACTCCCAAGGAGCTCTACCAGCAACTGCACCAGTAACTCTTGGTCTTAAATCAATAATATCTGAACCATATCTTCCACCAACAAAGGGTAATGAATCAGAATATAGAGAAGAATCATATGAGTTTACAGTTACGAAATCGCCAGGATCTGAATCATCTATAACATAATTGTTATAGACAACTGTTAATCTTCTAGTAGGAGCTTCTGTTCCCTCTTTTCTTTCTATGGCAGAAAAATCAACATAGTCTAATCTTTGGCCAGGATCTGAGGTAAAGTTATTTCTGATATCCCTATCGCCAGGAATAAATGTCTGAACTATACCTTGAACATTTGTTTCTTCAAAAGTAACTTCTTCACCAACTTGGAAAGTATTCTCATTTTGATAAACAAAATCAACTTCATTACTTCCATTGGTAGCAACAAATATGGCAGATGCACCAGAACTCTTACCGATTATGGCCTCTCCTTGTAGTGCGTTTAAAATATTTGAGTTTAAATTAGTAAGTTGAAGAACTGGAAACTGTGGATCGGACGTAGTAGAAGATTCTAATACTGCAAGAACATAAGCAACATCACAAACACCTAAAGATATTCTTCTATCTTGAACTCTATCACCATAAGTCGTATCATATGTCAATCCATCATTTAACTTCATTAACCCAGTGCCTGACTGAGTTTTATTGGATTTATTGATTGTATAAGTTGTCGCTCTTTTGAATACTTTAGACTTTGGTTTTACATTTACTTTTTTCCAAGTTACTGTTAAGACAGCTGCACCTGATGCTGTATCTAATCCAGATAAGGTGACTGTTCTACCACTGACTGTAAGTTTTTGATTAGTAAGTGGTTCTACTACACCAGTAGATTTGAATGTTAAATTGTAATCTTCTTCATCAAATGGTTCTAAAGTTAAATCAGCATCAGTTTCTAATGTCCCACTGAAAGCATTGTTTGCAACGGTGACATTATATGATTTTTTTATGATAAGATCAGCACCATTTGTATCTACACTAGCAACATTGTTTTTTGTTAAGTCACTGAATAGAAATGCCTTTGCATTGTTCTTAACTTCTAAAGTTACCTTGAATAAATCATTTACTGTTGTATCGGATGTAGGTAATGCACCAGAACATACATTAGTTACACTAGAAACTGCTTCAAGTGATATTGATGTTGAAGTTTTTGCAGTAACACTGTTGTAAGTTGGAACATTATTACCAGCAATACTATATTGGATAATATCTCCAGTTTTAATTCCAATGTTAGCAAAGTTTGCACTTGGAGATGTGATTGTAGATGCAGAACCAGATGCCGCACTTACTGTGAATTGTGTTGCAACAGGAGCAATTAAATGACCAAGACTTAAGATAGGGTCTGCACTAAATTTGTAATTTGTTGGATCATTTCCCACCAACTGTTTAACATCTTCCATTCCATAGTCTTCTACTTCTGTAATACTTCTAGAAGCAGTAACACCATTGATGAAAATTTCTTCTCCTACTTGGAATTGACCATTTACCTGATATAAAGTGATCTGGTTAGAGTTGTTAGAAGATGTGTATGCAAATCCCACAGCATTACTATTTTGACCTTCAATATATGCTGGAAGAGGAACAGTGGTTGCTGTGTTTAATTGTAAGTATGTAAATGTTTGAACATCATATAGAGATGATTCAAAAACAGTAGACGAGTCTGCATAACCTACATTCTTTAATTTTAGATCATAAACTCTAGCGACACCAACTTGTGTGCCGTTACCTTCACCAACTGTTACTGTTCTTTTGTTGAATAGATTTACATGAGAATCTGTACCAATACCAATTGGAGGTGAACCACTCACATGATTAAGTTCAACTTGTCTTCCCACACTAAAAGGTAGTGCTTCATTAAAGACTTTTTGTGTGGTACGAGGCTTAGGAACATCTACAGTTGTAGTATTGAGAGTTTCTATCTCATAACCTCTTACATATGCCTTTCCTGGCCCTATAGACAAACACATCAAGTCGTCTGATGGATTATTTCCCTGTTGTGTTAATTGATTAGAATAGTAAGCACCATCATTTCCAATTCTATTATTCAAACATTCTTTAGGAGTTATTGGAAATGGATTGATGTAATAGTTACCAGACTCATCAAAAGTTCTTCTTGCTAACTCATCACGAATTAGATTATCAACATTATCTCCAGATTTAACAAATTTTTGTAAAACTCCATTTTCAACTCTCATCAATTCAACGAAGTTTTCATCATTCAAATCGGTAAGAGACTTCTTAATTAAAGACGTAGATAGTTTAAATCTATCTGCACCAGGCGCTGCAAAGTTTGAGAATCCTCTTGCATTATCATAAAGATCATTATCTAGTGCAGAGGCAGTTACTAATTCCTCAGATATTAAAAGTCCTATTCTGTATGAAGGTGTATTTGAATATTGATCTAATATTACTGTGGAGTCAGAAACATTAACAAAGAAACCTCTGATAAAATACACACCAGAAGCAATCTTTGCTGCAGCACCTGTTGCTGTCGCATTTGATATAAGTGTTGTTGCAAAACTAGCACCAGCTCTAATACTAGAAAGAGAATAATTCATATCCTCTTCTAATAATAAGTTTTCTCCATCTGCAAATGTTTTTCTAGAGAAATCACTATCACTAGAACTTTGATACTTGATATAGAGAGTATATGATCCCTTTACTGAAGTTCTATTTGTAATATAAGTTTCCACTTTTGCGGTGACGCCACTAGTTTCACCTTTAATTTTTTTGTTTCTTAAATTTTCTAAGTAGACAGAAACTGGAATACCTAAATGAGTATCATCAATTTGAACACAAGTGTATTCGTTATCGTATGCAATCTGGCCTGGGATAACAACAGAACCTTCTTTAAAGAAGTGCTTACCAAATTTTTCAACCTGATTCTGTAGAATAGATTGAAGTGTTGTGAGTTCCCTAGACTGAACAGGTAAGCCTGGTTTGAATAGTACCCTCTGATAATTTTTTAACTCGTTAAAATCATCAAAGTATGGAGATGAATTTAAGTTGGTATTTTGTGGCATTTTTCTTTAAAACTCCAGCACTATTTTGATGTCTTCTTTCTGACTTGCAGAACGAGGAATTGCAGCCCTATTGTCAATATAAATTATTTCACCTGACTTAGTATTGAATTCTGCTGATGATATACCAGCACTGAAAGTCATACCAAGTTGATAGACTTTATTATTTATTGAGGTACTGACACCGTTATATGAAGTATCAATGCTTAACAGTGATCCTACCACAGATGATCCAGTGATTGTTAAACCAAAGCCTGCATCTGGATTAGATGTAAATGGAATTATCTTATATCCAGTTTCACTAGAAGCAAGACCCATTGGTTGATAATACTTCAACACTCCAGTAACTTTATCCCATGATGCGACATATCCAATCGCAGTAGAACCAACACCAACCGTCTGTGTAATCTCAGAGTCAACAGCATAGGTTGTTGCAGTAGTAATACCACCAAGTTTCAAAGCTTTCAATCCACTCACCATTGCAGTGTCTAGTAATTCTGTACTACTGCCAAATACGGTGGGATTTTTTATTAGCCCTACCCTAGCAAAGTCGTTACCTTCGATAATATCAGGGTTAGTCTCTAATGTTTCAAATCTAGAATAGAGTAGAGCTCTGTATGCTCCTAATTCTCTATAGATGTCATGTCCATGTCCTCCTTTAGGTGGGATAATGACACTGAAACTAGCGTTAGACGTT